CTAAGGCAGCACAGTCAGCCCTTAAGGGGCTTAGACAGGTAGACAGCAGTTTGACTCAAAGAGTCGCGCTGCGCCAATGGTACTTCTCTATAACGAGAAGCTTTGACTCAACATTCTCAGAAGCCTGGCCTTTGGGGTCAGGCGAGAGAAAGGAAGAGCATCTCAGTTTGCGTCCATAGTAGGCTGAATGTCGCCATCCATCTTGAACCTTTCGATTTGAGGGGATGGTGACCGCAGACCTAATCCGGACGCGGTCGACGAACGAGTCTGACCAGTTGTAGTCTTCTCTAATGAAGTACTCGTCGTACTCAACAGAGGGACCGACTCCTGGACAGTTTCGACCGAAACGTCGACGGCATTCGTCTCTAACGGTGCTAGCAGCTGCCTTAAACTCCTCTCGGAGGTTAAGACGTATACCAGCGCGAACGAGACGATTGTGCAGGCGAACGTAATCATGAGGTCGAGTGCAGACATCTTTCTGATAACAGGGAGTAACCTCCCCACCATCAAAATAATGCTTGCCGCAAGACTCATAAAAACGAGACCCAGCAGTAAATGACTTATGTTCATTGATGAAAAACCCTGCCCATGTTAAAATATTTAGCACCGGCAAGTAGTCCTCATCACGAACCACTAAATCATCGCCATAGACTGAGATAACATCACCTTTGCAGACTGACTGAAGAAGGGCATAGAAGATAAGCGATTCTAATTCAAAAGTAAAGGCATTGCCCATACTTGAGAATTTCGAGAGAACAAATCTTCGTCCTTTAAATTCAGTAAATCCGCAACGGACCGAGTTTAGTACCTCAAACCACTCAGGTGGTAAGAGTATTTTCACAAGGTTGATGCAAAGCGTGTCACTAGCGGAACTTAGATCGATGGTCGAAAAACCTTCTAACTGAGCTCTACTAGCGAGATCCTGATTGATCGTCTGGTCATCAAGATCAACGCCAAACCGTTGCAACCTACCGCGTATGTAACGGCCAAACCCTTGCTGAATAAAAGAATTCAGTGTGGGCTCGGCCGCTATAGGACGGTGAGTTTTAACAGTTTTTGGCACCATAACCATACGGTTTGCCTCAACAATCTTAAGATTGCAGAGGGGACCGACGAGCGACCCGAGGTACTCATCGTGTGCAAGCACACGACAAGCCATTGGAATCGCATCGAAAGTTATGGATGGTCTACAGGATTTATCGGCATGCGTGCTACCGCGACGTAAGTCGTACGTAGCACCGTTACCGAACCGGCACAACTCAGCAATGCGATCATAGTTCAGGGGACCGAGTATCTGATGTATTTTACGCTGAGCAGCAATAATTGCTGCAGGCGCCACGGAATAAATTCCAGTGGATGCTTCAGAGTCTAATCTCCTGTTCGTTTGAAAGCACTGCTTCTCGGACTTCATCCAAGTTGTGAAACCGTTCCATTCAGGATTAATGCCTGGATCTTTGAAACCCTTCCACTTTCGTAGAAAGGAGATATAAGCGTAATCCCTCTTGAATTGATCCACTGAGTCGTACTGCTTAGGATCGATTTCGAAGTTGACTAAGTCAACAACTGATCGAAAGTCTAAGCTCGGAACGAGGCACTTTTGCAGAGATCTCATCACGAGTATCTCGACATCATCACGATGTTGCAAAATCTTCATTGGTGTAACCCTTTACAGAGTTACTGGATGTAGGCGAGAGTCTCAATGACCGAAACCACTTGGGCTTCGGCCAAAAGATTCGCCATCATCTTCCGCAAATTCTTGCGGTCCAGAAGAGCAGCGCGCTCGGGCATCACGAATTCAGAGAAGGATCGTGGAACGTACGAGACTGTAGGAGCAGGAGCGATACCCGAGATCGTGTTATTAGTCACGTTCTCGAGAATCGGCTCATGCAACTGCACCTTCGCACGAATGACACGACCTTCACTTGATTCCTTTGCACTTGGGGTCCCCGGTTTCTTCAACTCGATCGAGATTTTCCAAAAGCCGATGGCGTTAGCCTGGCTTTGGTCCTCGAACCAGTAGAGTCCATTGGGGTCCCTTCCGATCGGAATGAAGGTGTGATTTACAGGTGTTCCCTGTGCGTCCGCAAGGACGATGTTTGAAGCCATTTAGGTTTCTTTCGTTACACTATATAACTATAGTGTGCCCAGAACTGTCACCAGTAGAGGGGGTTGTCCCATTTCGTTGTCCCTTTTGGACGTTCTAGAAACTTGAAAGGCCTATCGGCCTTCTTAGGATCCGGAACAAAGGTACGACTAACGGGAATTTTACGACTAACCAGCAACTGACTTAAAAGTGCAGCAGCTGAAATCAGCCGAGACGAGCCCAGATCTGCCTTAAAGGAAGGTAAGGTTGGGGCTGGATAGCTTAACAGTACCGTCCGATCAAGAATCGTCGATTTCATTTTACCGCTATAAAGCGAGTACCATGTTCTCGTCGCGTCCTGGCCGGAGTAAGTGGTATCTGATATGCTGAGGTCGAATGACACCAAGTTCGTTCTGTAACCAGATCGGAACTTATTCGCATATAGAAGATAGGTTTCCATGTTTCGGAGGTAACCTCCGACGTCAAGAAACCAGTCAACTACAAACGAAAACGGCATCAGTTCCCAAGCGATGCTAACGGGGTTAAGAGAAGACCAACGGTCGAAGTCAAACTGGTCAGTTCGGACATCTACGCCAACGGTTACAGAGTACTTCACAGTACCCTTAGGCCGTTTCCAGCGTATGATGCCGCCCAGACAAGTGTCGGTTTCGACCCATTCAGCTCTCAAATTCTCCGTAGCACGGGCACGGTACCTCGCCGACCGGTTATACACTACACGCAAATGCTCATCAGCTATACCATAGATCGACTGCATAAGGGGCTTAGCCCCGTATGTATAAGCAAGCCACAAATTCCCAAGGGATTTTGCGGTTGCGACGAACTTGTTACGGCCGAGAAACATTTTTGTATAATTAACCAGTTGGTCTTTGAGATTTAACATCTTAGCAGTCTTATGGAGTTCGGCAATGTCTATGGAGAGATCTAACTCTCCTCTGACTTTACCGGACAACCGTTGGAGCGCTTCGTTGTAAAGATTCCCAAAGTCGTAGGGTGGGATATTAAGCCACCCTCCAGAGGCACCGTTTTGAAGCACTGGTCCAGACGAACTCACTTGAACCCCATTCGTATAAGCGTCGAAGCCTTGAGTCTGATGAAGACTATAGTCCGAGACGGTATATCCGTATGAGTGCTGGGTGAGAGGTTTTACCAGAGGCCCGGTGTAACCATACCTCGGCTCGCGATAGATCTTACGAGCTGAAGACGGCGTATAGACGTACGTAGTTCCTCCCCCCATATTCTGAGGGTAGTGAGTTACGACAGACCTACGACCGAGATCAGCGTAAGCTAAAGCTTGCATGAGGTTTCCTATCTTGGGTGATTACACTGAAGAAGAAACCAAAATATCAAGGAGGCCATGACACAAACGCTAGCAGATAGCATTCCTCCCAGGAGGGGTAGCATCTGAAGTGTTCCGTGAGATCAGTAAATTGGTATGGGACTAGCTCCCAATTGACCAAGCTAGGGGCAACGACATCACTCTTTTTAGGAGAGATACCATTGTAGACCCTCTTGGTTCCAACTAACAGATTTTGCGTCATCATGGAAGTTCCTTGAAAAGTTGCTTTCTTACACAAATCGACTCACGTCGACTCGCTAGGGCGAGAATCCAGAGATCTGATTAACCAGAATGTCAAGCATCTCAGAAAGAGAGTTGATTAATATTCTAAGAGAGTTCATAACGTTCTCTCGAATATATCTGGCTAGATCATAGCTTCAGATCCGAAAAACCGAAACCTTCACAGGTTAGGGTCCCCTAGAGAAGATGCCCGGGAGGG